TGCGCGCAGTATGGAAGGAGGGGTCTATCCTACAGTCATTTCCAAACTTGTTGAAGAACAACGAACACGTCGCAATGAGCGTCTAGAATACTTGCTCAACTGGGACCGTGAGTTTCTTGTGTTAGGAGGTGGGGAGTTCTCACCCCTCGGAGAGCCCGTGATGTATAAAGATAAAAAAACAGCAATGTATTCAACGACGTATACAGGTAAAACGATGGGTGGCCGGCGTCGGCGCACGTATCGTAGGAAGAGGAAGACTACTTCGTCTTAGGCTTGGGGTTTGCTTGGTTCTGAAGTTGTAGTCTAACGTGCCGTGCAGAGTAGATGTCGGCCTTCTTCTCCTTGGCGGGTTTCTTGAGTTCGCGACGTGTCTTAGGGGGATCCATCTCTAAGGTCTATTACTTACTCCAAAAGACTTTCGTTTTAACCACGGCGAGTTCCACGGCGGCTCTTGCGACCACGGCGAGAGCGGCGACGACCACCGGCCGGAGCAGCACCAGGGAACGCGCCCGTGGGCCCGCCCGCCGGCTCAACACCATCAGAGCCGCCCGACATCTTGCCCTTCTTGTAGGTCTTCTTCGCCATCTTCAGTACGTCGCCGAAGCTCTTTCCCTTGTGAGCCTTCATTGTCGCCTTGACGTGAGTGAGCCACTTGTTTGCCATTTTGTTTATTGAACGAGAAGTTATTGTAATCCCGCCGGCTTTTCAACGAACCCGGGGGTGACGCCTGATCCAGAAAACAGCATCCACTGGCAGCCATATGCGGCGGCAATGCGAGGGTCCAGTGTTTCCTTGCCAAAGGTAGGATCCGGAGCAACGATAGAGATTGCATTGCGGTTATACGCCACAAGCTCTGTCTGATCCCGAGGGTGCATGGCTTGACCATACAGAAGGCGGCGTACTGTAGAGTCATTCCACGACAAGTTGACAAGCTGACCCAGTTCATTGCCCGGTGGGACATCGGACACAAGGATCAGTGCAAGCTTCAGTTCGTCCAGCGGAGTCTTTACAGTGACCCGATCGGTCAAATGACGGTGAACCGTGGTCTTGAGGCAGTGTGCGGCCCTGTTTAGTGTCACGGCGTTGGTCGTGTGCGACACAATAGAGAGAATGAATGGATCTGAGCTGGTCTGCCAAGCCTGAATGAGTTCCGTGCAGACCGAATCAAAGGTCCAATAGTCTACCGTATAATCGTATCCAAGGTTCAACGGAGCCTTGGCTACGATTGGTTTCCCGTTCTCGTCTGCGTAGAGATGAACCTCCAACAGACGGCGACCGGATGAAAGGACGGACACGGGATCTTCAAAGACACCGCCCGTGACATAGTAATCGCAGAGCCGCTTACGTCCTGCTGATGTATTGTCCTCGGCGTCAATGCCCTCCTGCCAAATCGTATATCCCAAGATGCCGACGAGTGCCGCGCCAATTGCAAGCTCCATTACTTCTTGTCAGCTTCTATTTTTGGACCAGTGAACAAGATGTGCCGAAATCCATTCATTACGTCGTCAGGAATTCGTGCCTGCATTGGAAGCTCGGTGAGACAGGCATAGTGAAAGTACAGGCAATACATTCCACACTCCGAATCTTTGAACTGATGGCGAGTGGAGTTGAAGGTCATTTTCATTGGGTTCTTGTGAATGCCCGTGGCGTCCCACTGCGTTTTCCATCTCCGCATGAGCGTCTTGATCTCCTTCTCAGGTTCATGGGCATACGAATCAAAATAGGTAATGCGGGGATACTCAAGATCGGAGCGGACATCACAGAACAATGCGATCCAGTGCTCACCGGGCCCATCGTGGGGATCTGTATTGAAGACAATGCCAATCTGTTCGTGACCCCTCTTTACCAGGCCAGGCAACTTCATCTTGCACAATGAACTCACGAGACATTGCTGAGTTTCGCTTTGGAGATCAAAGTCAATCGGAATCGACCCGACATAGTGATACTTTGCAAAGAGCTTGGTATAGTTCTTCTCTACCTTGTCAATGTCGTCCGATGACAGCCATTCATCTCGCTTCACCGTCCACTCCTTCGGAGCCCTGGGCCGCTGCATAAGAGACGCAACAATACACTCAGCCGATCCCGTAGAGCACTTGTCGTTCAGACGGTGCTGAATGTTCGTCCATACTTCTTCAGGGGTCCCGGTTGGTACGGGGTCTTCTTTCGGATGTTCCTTGTTGTATACGGTGCGCAACCGCTCAATCTCTTCAGTATCCAACCAAGACATTCCTTGTTCTAAAACGGATACTATTAAGTCTAGGAAAGAACAAATCAAATGGAGAACCTCAAGCCTATTCTGTCAACCTACGCAGGTGTTCAGCGTCAGATCAACGACATCAATGTTCGCATCAACGAGCTCCGTGATGAGCGCCGCACAATTGAGCTGGATCTTGCCGCTCTGTATGCTTCATCTCGGGAGGAGCTTCCCGACAAGATTAATCTTGCAACCTCGGGAATGACCTTTTCGGTGAAGCGCCCTAATCAGTGGAAGAAGGGATGGTCGTTGTCAAAGAAGGAACTGAAGTCCTATTTGGATGAGCTGGTGCCTCAGCGAGCCGAAGAGATCCTTGCTGAGATCGTCAAGCGGCAAGAGGAGAAGATGGTGGAAACGGACTACGGCTTTGAACTAAAGGTTGCTGCGAAGCGGGACTGAGACTCATCTCGATCTCCTTTAGTGTAGCCTGAATGTCTGCAAGATGCCGCTTTGCTTGCTCGATATTCTCGCGTGGAAGGAAACCACCCCGGATACGAGTAAGATTACACACAAGGGAACCATTGGTGCTCAGCAGACGTGTAGCCAGGATGATTCGAGCCTTAACCATCAACGTGATATGACTTTTCACAACAGATTATTTTTAAATCAGTGATATAGAAATGGATGCATCTGTCTATACTGAAATGATACGATGTAGAGCTTTAGGAAGAGGCTGTCCAGGACCAGCAGGACCCGGCGTCCAACCCCTTTACGGTTCATTTTTGAGTATGACAAGTCAACCTGTCACGACAGTGAATCCTGTGGCAATCACATATTCAGAACGAACGATAGGAACTATTAGTGTAAACGGAACCTTTCCTAACAGCGAAATCGTTATTCCAGTAACAGGTGTCTTCAATGTTCTCTTTTCGGCTCAATGCGATACCACAAGTGGAACCCACTATATTGAGATTTTTCCAGTTGTGAATGGAACTTCAGTTTCAAAAAGTAATACACGAATCAGACTGTCTGGTTCAATAGAATCCTGTCTTGTCGTAGAATATATCCTTTCGTTCAACGCTAATGACAAACTTCAATTCTTTATGATAGGAGACAATACAAACGCTCGTCTTGTTGCTCTAACAAGAGGGGGAGGGACACCGGTTATTCCGGATATTCCATCCATAATTGTGAATGTTACACGAATTGAATAAAATATTCGCCAACTACACCCCGTCGTCCACCCGGTCGGCGAAGTAGGCCGACAGCTTCTCAGACAGACCCTTGACACTGAACTCCCACACGCCCGTCCAGTTGGGGCGCATGACCTTTCGGATGTCCTTGATGCCGTCCAAGATGGCGTGGCGATCTACATATTTGCGATTGACGTGCGTTCCGTGCCACAGATGAAATACAGGACCCGATGTGCAGGTGATACGGGGCTTGGGCAGTGCGTCAAATGCAGTGTACGCTGGGACAAGTGCGGGTTTGAGGTAGGTGGGAGGAAACTTGACGCCCAACCACGCAGCGGCCGACAGGGTGTCTCCACTTCCCGTGACACCATACTCAAAGAAGCCCACCTTGCGAAACCACTTGCGCCGGAATGCCCAAGCAAATCCCGGGTGAAGCTTGTGATCAAAGGTTTTTTCCCTGTTCATGTAGATCACCGATTCACGGATTTGCGTGGCACGAGTGTAGGTAATGTCCATCCAAACGGCGGTGGTGAAGGGCTGAACGACGTCGTGGTCAGACAGGGCAGCAGAGACCTCGGAGTACCAATTCACATTTCCAAAGATAATGTCTGCATCCAAAAAGAGAACCTTGGAATAATACCACGGAATTTTGGCCTCCAGCAAGGTGCATAGGTTCTCCTTGTGGAACATCACGGACTTTGCGTAGACATGAAAAGCATCCTTGATCTCGGGTTCTTCCCGATTGTACACTAACTCCAGGGTAAAATAGGGGATGTTGGCAATCTTGAGCTTCTCAATTGTGTAGAAGTAGTTCATGAGCATTCGCTTGGACTTTGCTGGATTGAAGAACACAAGTCCCACCGCCATATCCTTGATCAGCGGGGCTCTGTATCGAACATTGGCAATCTCAATCATTCTACCGGGATCGTGTTTAGGCAGGGCATCCGGTAGCTCAGTGTATGTCATTGACTGAGCGGCCCCCATTGTGTAGGAAAATGGATAAAAGTT